TGATAATATTCCCTATCCCATGCAGTAGCGCACATTGGCATATCACGAACTATAATATGAACAATCTTATCGGAAAATTTACTAAATCTATCTTTATTCTCTTCATAGTATAATGGTTTAGGATTACCTATAAATGTATGTATTGCCTCAACAAGCACGAAATAATCGACAGTATCATATAGTTCGTTTAACCTAAAATAAAGCATGTCTAATTCATTATAGAAAATAAAAGTATCAACTATTTTCATATGTATATGATAATACTCGCATATTTATATTTGTTTAATTTCCTTCTATTGATAACATGCGTTTAAACACGTTCATTGAAACCAAGAACAAATAAAATACCATCTGAGATTCTCTTAGTTCGATATTTGGAATATGTTTCAGGATCTTGTTGTCTAAAGCGTAAAGTGTTAGCTTTCTTATCCACTTTACCGTATTTATATTTATGTTTTTTAAGCCATGCTTTGGCTTGAGCAACAGTAAACATATCTTTATCAAAAACAACACTTTGAACATTATCTTTTGCTTTTTTAGCTTTATGTGCTCTATATTTTTTCTTATCTTTTGCTACCTCTTTTTTATATTCTGGTGTTTTTTCAACTTTAGCAACTAATAAATCTTTCAAAGTATTAATGTAAAATTGTAATCTTGCTTCTAGAGCACCTTTTAATTTATTAGCTATATTTTGTAAATCGTCATTGGTTTTTGCTTTTTTGAATTCTTCGATGATATGTTTTGGATATTTTTGTTTTATCATACGTTTTAACATAACATTCTTATATTCATTATAATCAGGAACCTCTTTTAACTCAAAAGTAAATCCAGATCCGATTAGTTTAGAAATTATGGGAAGTGCAAGACGTCCTAAAACGCGTGCTATAATTGGAATTAATGTAGCCATTACTATATTAATCTCAGAAATTAATTTTTACTTTCGTTCTGACTCTGGTTTTTATTTTCATTTTCTTTAGGAAATTCGTATGATTCTATCTTACCCTCAGCTGCATCTTGCTCATCTAACTTTCTTTCCATAATATAACTCAATGAAGTCATAAAGTCCATGTAAACACAAAGAGTACAACCTAAGAAAGCTTTTGTTACCTTTACCTTCTCTTCATCTTCTTCCATTAACATTTGGACCTTCAGGAACTCCCATGATGATCGATACTCTTCATAATCATCCAAGAAATCATCTGGTTCAGGTGGGAATTCTGATTCTTTGAGTCCTTCACATGCACTCTTGTAAAATTCTTTGGCATATTTTAATTCATCTTCAAAACTAACATCTAAATTTGGCATTTTCTATGTATATAATATATATTATAGATAAAATATTTATCCATAATATTAATAATATCTATATTACTTCTCGTAAGTAAATGAAATTTACGCGTAATCTTTGATTACTTCTCTGTATCTTTGGTAATCAATCCAACTAGTTTTTTATTCATATTTAAATAAGCTTGGTGAAGTTTGGTGCCTCTATGACTTGTTCCAGCAGAACGATTATATTCTTTGTTACAAACATCACATTTAACACGATCATTCCAAGTCGGTTTTTTAGTAGGTTTTACAACTTCAACTGGTTCTTTGAAATTTGCTTTCCCTATAGGCTTTCTCAAATAGTCTAAATCCTCTACTTCGTACTTTGCTACACATTTATCAACTTTCAATTTATTCTGAATATTTTTGTAAAAATCTTTTTTCAGAGGCATCTATATATATTACTTATATTATTTCTACAGTTATAACTAATATGATATATCGGCAAAATTTAATATCTAAACTATATAATAAATGCTGAATCTACGCAAAGGAAGACCTATTGCTGTCATAGATAATGGAAAATACAAAGGTGAAATCATCTACATCAAGGATGACAAAGGACCGAACGATTATGAAGGAACAAAAGATATTAATTTAAAAAATAGCACAGTAAATCCCATGTTAGACGATAAAGCAAGATCTGTTATGTATATAGCGGGGCCAAGTGGATCAGGTAAGAGTACATACGCTGCGAATCTAGCGAAGAGTTATCGAAAGATGCATCCAAAAAAAGATATTTACATCTTCTCAAGAACAGATTCGAGAGATGATCCAGCTTATAAGAAATTGAAGCCGATACAAGTGACTCTGGATGATTCATTAATTACTGACCCGATAGATATTTCTGAGATAGATGGAGGTTCCTTGATTATCTTTGATGACTGTAATACGGTTCACGACGAAGATATCAAAAAGGAGATCGAAAAGTTACAAGCTGATATCATGGAAGTAGGGAGAAAGATGGATATATCTATCATTATGACAAATCATCTTGTAAATCCAAATGAAAAGAAACTTGGACGTACGATAATGAACGAGATGCACGGCGGGACCTTCTTTCATAAAAGTGGTTCATCCTATCAAATTAAATATTGTCTCAAGCAATATATGGGTCTGGATAACAAACAAATTGATGAGATTATGAAATTACCAGGTCGTTGGGTAACCATTCTAAAGCATTATCCGATGTGTGTCTTGCATGAGCATGGTGCATATCTATTATAATCTAACGTATTATATATGAAGGCTTCAGATATAGAGAGACTAAAAAATATCGCCTTATCAGACAAGGACGTGTTAAAACTAGTCGAAGGCAAGGCCCGAATCATGTTATATTCAGACTTATATAAATGTAAGACATTAGATGAAGCATTAGGAAAACATGGTGCCATGTTCTTATTGTATCAGGTCAAACCATCATACGGACATTGGTGTGCTGTATTCAAATTAGATGATAAAACAGTTGAATTCTTTGATCCATATGGTCTTATGATGGACTCTGAACTAAATTGGATTCCAAAAGATTTTCGCAAAGTTTCACATCAATTATATCCGCATTTAACTGCCTTATTTTATTATTCACCATATAATCTAACATACAATGAACACAAGTTTCAACATAAAGGATCTGGAATTAAGACATGTGGCCGCTGGTCAGCTATGAGAATAGCATGTCGTGATTGGAGCTTGGAGAAATTCACTAGAATCTTTAAGAATGTTGATTCAGATGATTTAGTAACTTTATTGACAACACCCGATCTCAATTATTAATACTTAAATATATGTTATAACATATATTTAAATCTACAATAAATATATAATAATGAATACAGGAGATAGTGATAACATCTATTTAAACATTACAGTTAGCAATAACAGTGGTAATGCAAAGGCTTTCACACCAGCTATTTATAAAGTCACGTATGATAATCCGATCATTAATCGTCCTTCAGACTACTATATGTCGATTGTTAAGTTCGAAATACCTCTTCAAGACCTTCCTCTATTTGTAATGCCAAATGTGCCTCCTACACTCTATAACGGAATAGCATCACAAACAGGTAATACAGTAATTGGGGATGGTACTATGTTCACATCAGATATGATAGGAGGGACTATTAACTTTACATATGGTCAAAGTGGAACTATCACAGGAGTTACAAGTGCAACAGTTCTGACAGTATCATCAAGTTTTACTAATTTTAATCAACAATTTACGGTCATATATGGAAATACCGACATTAACTTAACTCCTTTTCAAGTTGGTGTTTGTCAACAGCAAAATGTTGGAACACCAGCAAATCCTGCAGCAGCTAATTTCCCTGAATCAATAGAATATTATCCCCAAGATGAACAATTATCAACTTCAGATCCTACATACTATTATGTATATTCATATGGTCATTTAATAGATATGCTGAATAATGCCCTCATGGCCAGCTGGGCCGCAGCTGGATCACCAGGCGGTGCAGGTAATTTTCCATATTATGTATATAATGAGGATTATTCATTGATACAGATTATAATGCCTTGGTCTTTTGTTCATGCGACAGCAGCAGCAAACTTTCATTGGACTGTGTTTAATAATATCAATGCTCAACTATTTTTATTTTCATTTAATGATGTTTTAAACAATGGTAGATATGAAATTTGGGAACCTCCAGCAGAATATGATAATTCATACATAGCAGGACCTCCCTATCCAGTCGCACCAGGATATCCACTTTTTGCTTCACCATTAACACCAAGAGCTGCAGGAGGTACATACATATTTTCACAAGAGTATCCCACTTCAGACTATATGAATAGTATTCGCAAGATTGTAATAACAACGACAAGTATGCCAGTTCAGAAAGAGTTCTTCCCAACACCAGGTAACTCGAACTTATCCAATACAAATAGTTTACCTATAGTAGCAGATTTTTATCTGGATTTAGGAAACAAAGCTGGAAATCAAACATCAGTTGCAATCTATACAGCTCAACTATACCGCTTAATCGATCTAATATCAGATAACCCGATGAGGAAGATAGACCTTGAATTCTTTTGGTCTGATAGATTAAATAATCTGTATCCATTAACACTATCAATTTATGATACCATTTCTATGAAGATCGGTTTCTTCAGTAAGAAACTATATAGAAATCAACAGTTGAAATATATCTAATAATCTTAAATTTTAAAAATCTAATCTAAGATTATAATACTAATACAATGAGTTTAGCAGTAGACAAACTTAATCCGATTACCGTTCATGACCCGAGGGTGTGTAACATGAGCCGCATATACCCTGTTTTGAAGGGAGGCAGCGATAAAAATGCAAATTTTTTTTTTGTAAAATGTCGCTAAGAAGACGCATTCAAAGCATCTTAGTCAGTTTTAAACTTTGCAAGCAAAGCGAGTTTCGAGGAAACCGAGTCGCTTTGCTCCAAAGTAGGTTTGTACCTATAAACTGGCGAAATTACCAAATTGCGGGGAGTTCCTCAATATCTAATTACGAATAGTTTAGTTTCTAAATTACGTTAAAATTTTAGATTAGGATAATCCGCAGACAAAGACTCTAATCGGTCTAGTTTCAACGACTAAATGGTTTTTGGCTGAACAAATCAGCTTAAGATATAGTCTAGTCCTCATCGAGAGATGAGGTAGTAAACGGTTCTTTACAAAGCATTCACAACCACTTCTATTTCCTCTTCATCTATTAACTTCAGTTGTCCTCCTACATCACAAAATGTTTGGGTCGATAGAAGGGTGCACCTACAGGTCCCAGTTCGTCTGACCTGTACCGCAACAGGAATTCCAGTTACAACTCCTGCTACATATCTGTTTAATCCCGGACAGGTCGGCATACGCTCTTTTCCCCTCATGAAGAGTCTCGATTAACAAAATAGTCGAATAAAAGATGTTATACATCTTAGTCATCCAAGATGGCGAAATTATCAAATTGCGGGGAGATCCTCATATCATATGTACAAAATCATAAATTTATGAAACAGTGAAATTCATATGAGTTGGATAATCCGCAGGTAAAGACCTAAGTGTAAACTTAAGGTCTAACTTCAACGACTTGACGATAATTGGTTACAATAGTAACTTAAGATAAAGTCTAGTCCTCATTGAATAAATGAGGTAGCAACGACAATGCAATTAACTTTAAACAATCAATCAGTATCAGTTAACATATCCGATATCATTTCGGCTACAGAACATTTTAATATCGATAGAAGGCTCAAAGCGATCGATTATTCAAAAACAGCAACATACGGCTGCTGCCAAAGTCAGGAATTTTATGACCTTTATGGTGGTGCCCGATCACCTTTTTCACTCTATCAAGATCAGCCCGACGATCTCGCTCCAGCAGCATTTCCTTGGACTATAGTATCACAAACTAATGTCGGCGGCACAGCCACAAGCATTATCGATTTCGTGAGTTGCGAGCCTATCTTCCTTTCTCCGTTATTTTGGGGCTGCTTCGAATTCGATGACAGCGGCTTCTACGGATTACGTACATTCGATTAAGAAAAGTATCATAGTCGAACAAAATATGTAATAAAAAATACATATTAGTCTTTATGACGAAATTATCAAATTGCGGGGAGATCCTACAAATCTAATTACGAATAATTTAGTTTCTGAATTACGTTAAAATTTTAGATTGGGATAATCCGCAGGCAAATCATTTTATTATGATAGCTTCAACGACTAAAAGATAATTGGTTTAGAACGAAAGTTCCGAGCTTAAGATATAGTCTAGTCCCCACTGAAAAGTGTGGGTATTAACGATGACCCTCAACTTTATCAATAATGGCAACAGGATGTTAGCTGTTGACAACGTTGGGCAGCCCGCTACCGGAAACGGTGTGGCATGGACCCCAACAACTATTACTACATCAATGCAATTTTCAAACTTTACACAAGGTGGTAACCCAACCTTCTCATATCCTGATTCGTCCCCATTACTGCTTTTTCAATATTTGACCCCGCAATTAAGTGATAAAGCAGCCAATCTCAGTCGTGTTTACAACTATCCTTACTTTAATATCGATTAACAAACTAGTCGACAAAAAGATGCATTAAAAACATCTTAGTCTTTTTAAGACGAAATAATCAAATTGCGAGGAGATCCAAAATATCTAATTACGAATAATTTAGTTTCTGAATTACGTTAAAATTTTAGATTAGGATAATTCGCAGGCAAAGATCTAAGCGTAAACTTAAGATTAAGCTTCAACGACTAAATGATTATTGGTTACTATAATTAGTAGCTTAAGATATAGTCTAGTCTTTATGGAAACATAAAGTATTAACGCGTTTTCCAACCGATTTTAGTGCAATAGCCGCCAATGCAGTGACCACAGTGTCTTCAAATAATATCCAGCTCAACTCGATTCCGAGTCGTTTGTATATCTTTGCAAGACCCTCAAATGCTCAGCTCTATGCCAATCCATTCACTCCAGACACGTTCCTTGCGATAGAGAATATCAGTATCCAATTCGGAAACCGAAGTGGGGTACTAGCTTCTGCTTCCAAACGTCAATTAACAAACAGGTTGACAATAGAATGTTATTAAACACATTCTAATCTATAAAATAGGTGAAATATCCAAATTGCGGGGATCTCCTCAGTGAGCGCAGCAAACAAGTTGCCTAACTACATGTCTAACTACGAATAGTTTATCAATAAACTAATGTTAAAATTTTAGGCAAAGGATAATCCGCAGGTTATACTAACAGTCATATGTTAGTGGACTTCAACGACTAAAAGGTTATTGGTTACAATAATTGTAACTTAAGATATAGTCTAGTCCCCACTGAAAAGTGTGGGTATTAACGTATATGACTTATCCGTCAAAAATGGATGCAATATGTCATGGGCCGCATGGTCCGGACAAGGTCTCAATTCATTCAAAACCACTGCCAATGGTTTTGGTATGGCACAAAATCAATTTGCGGGTACAGGCTCCGTGCTCTGCCTCGATATGTTGGACATAGGCTTGGAAAGTTTAAAAAATAAATTGAACTTAAAAATGACACCAATCATTAGTTTCTAATCCTTTTTAGAAGCGACATTTTCAAATTGCAGGAAGTTCCAATAGAATACACTACAACAATGATTAGCAATAATCATAAAGTGAAATCGAGTATTCAAGGAAAATCTGCAGCAAAGCTCATTATATGAGTGAAGTCCAACGACTAAATGTTAATGGATCTTATTTATAAGATTTAAGATATAGTCTAGCCCCTTTTGAAGAAAAAGGGTATCAGCGAGATGCTCCAGGAAAATTGGCCCAATTAATGTTACAAATGAACGTTACAGTTAAGAACGTTTCAAAAGCAACTATAACTCCCACTTTGTATGTGATTGCGGTCTCCCAAGGCATATTTTCAGTATTTAATGGTCAAACTTCAGCATTGATCGGCGTATTGACTTCTAATGATATTCTGGACAGCCACAAACAGACTGCCCATGCTATGATTACCTACTCAGAAGTGCGTCATATCAATGGTGGAAACTTCCTTTCTGATCTAAAAGATAAGCTGGTGAGCATATGGCATAGAATTAAACCTTATCTTTCGAAGGGTTTAGACATTGCTAAAGTTGCAGCACCACTCTTGGGTTTAGGTGAAGATGGTGGAGACGATGGTGGTGATGACGGTGGTGTTCGTGCATATGGTGTTAAAGCCGGTGCAAGAATGTCCCGAAAATCACTCAAACATAGAATGCACCGATAAGCATTAATATTATTAATTGATTAAAATATCAGTATTATACTAACTATTTTAATATTTAGACGGTATTAATTGTATAACTTACATTAACTGTACTTGTCGAAGGATAAGATGTACTTCCAACAACTAGTGTTGCAAGATTACCAGAAATAGTCCATACTGGAACAGGAGTAAAAGAACCAGAATCTCCAATATCATTTGTAGTACCAGATTGTGAAACAGTACCAGCGTTATTAATATAAGATCCATTAATTAGAAAGTTACCGGCAGCAGTTAATGCAGCATTAGAACTATTAATTTTAGCTGAAAGTGCAACACTACTATTTAAAAATTGTGACTGTGATAAATCCAGTTGATAGCCTATGCCTGTGGCACCTGTTGCTATAGTTAATTGAACTGGTCCTGCACTCGAAACGGCATTAACCGCTCTCGCATAGATCGAAAAATTGTTTGGCTGTAATAGTGATTCAACACTCGACATCGTATTATATATCTATATGAGATTTAAAATGATTATGCAACTTTAATTACAGTTAATCTTACAACATAGCATGTAGTACCAAGAACGTAAGCAACAGAAACAGTATTATACAAACTACAGATAGCAACAACTAATGTATCAGCAACATCAACAACTGCTCTTCCGTGAATCCATGATACGCTAGTTGATGCACATGCAAGAGTATTATTATCAATGGTAAGAGATGATGTGTTTGGGCCTGTATAAAGAGCAATAGAAGCTGCTCCTGTGCGAGTTCCAGTAAAACTTGTTTCATAATCGAATATATATGTGCCAGCAGTAAGAGTAAATGCAGTGCCATTACCCCATGTTGATGCAACTATATTAGTTGGCATATTATTAAACACTTGAGTATTTATTGCTAATGGAGAACCAGGAGTTAAATTAGTATTTACATTATCCAGTTCTATAAATTCAGCAGTTCCTAACATTAATATTGATTCAACGCTTGACAATTGATTATATATCTACGTCAGATAAAAGTTATAATGAACATATTGTTAAATTTGTACTACCATTAACTGTATTAGGAACACATGTTAAAATGGAACTAGATGATCCATTTGTTGGTGCCATATATAAAGAGAATGTATCTCCATTATTAGCTGTTAATATTCCACCAAAAGTAACAGGGGCTTGGTTGGTATTTGTAATCACAACATTTGCACAGGGCCCTGTCAAAACCGTAGATTTAGATCCATTTTGAAATATTGCATATCCCGGGGCAGTTATGGAAACATTGGAATCGTAATTTGTCACTGTTGCTAATATGTGTAAAACTGTTCCATTCACACCATTAAATGTAACTACATTTGTAGAAGTTAATGTAAAATTACTTAATGATATCGCAGTATCCAATGCCCCCATTTTAACATATACATTTTGGGATCCCATAGTAGTAGTACCGGTAACACCCGTCACTAAATATGCATAACTTTGTGGACTAGCTGGACCAGTTGCTCCAGTTGGTCCTGTAGCACCTGTCGAACCAGTTGGTCCTGTAGCACCTGTCGAACCAGTTGGTCCTGTAGCGCCAGTTGGTCCTGTAGCACCTGTCGAACCAGTTGGTCCTGTAGCGCCAGTTGGTCCTGTAGCACCTGTCGAACCAGTTGGTCCTGTAGCACCTGTCGAACCAGTTGGTCCAGTTGCTCCAGTTGCTCCAGTTGCTCCTGTAGCACCTGTCGAACCAGTTGGTCCTGTAGCGCCAGTTGATCCTGTGGGACCAGCAGGTCCAGGTCCAGTAGCTCCAGTTGGTCCTGTAGCACCAGTGGGACCACCATTAAAACTAGTATTCATTGTAATTTCACTTGTTGAAGTATTATAAACGAGAGCTCCACTTGTATTTCCAGCTGCCAATCTGATAGGATTAACATAAAAGCCAGCAGTAACGGTATTCAAAGCAGCATTTTGAGCATTAATTGCAATACTATTAGCAGCTTGACTTGTTAGACCAGCAGAGTTACCGATTGCAATTGCATAATTACCTTGATTATATTGACCAGCTTCAGCACCAACTGCAACAGCATTAGTTCCTTGTGAATTTTGTCCGGCTGTAACTCCGACTGCAACAGCTTCGGCACCTTGACCATATTGACCAGATCCAGCACCAACCCCAATTGCATTAGCTCCTTGTAAACTATAACCAGCTGCTGCTCCAATTGCAACTGCTGCTGTCCCTTGTGAAATAGTACCAGCAATGTAACCAACAGCTACACATTGAGCTGATTGTGAATTTTGACCAGATTGATTACCTATAGCAATTGCATTACCTCCTTGTGTATTTTGAGCTGCATATACACCAATAGCAACTGAATCTAATGATTGATTAACTTGACCAGCAGCATAACCAACAGCTACTGAATTTTGTCCTTGAAGAGTTAGGGCAGCATATGAACCAATGGCAACTGCATTACCACCACTATCTATTCCTGCATTATAACCAATTGCTATGTTACCAGTCTGAGTTATTCCAGATCCAGCTCCACAACCATAAATAGTATTTTGAGTTCCTGACACCAAAGGTGGTGAACCAGCAACTAAATTTGAATTTGAATCACATGCAATACCAGCGCCAGTAGCACCTGTAACACCAGTGGCACCTGTGGCACCAGTAGGGCCAACAGTTCCAGTAGGTCCAGGTGGTCCCGGTTCAGGACCTGTTTGGCCTATAAAATTTCTGGCATATATCGTAAAGTTGTTCGGCTGTAGCAATGCTTCAACGCTTGACATATTATTATATATCTAGACTAGATATTTAATAAAATAATTATGCAACTCTCATAATATCCAAAGTGCAAGAATACAAATTGGTAGCTCCAACTGGAGTAAATAGAGTTGTTGGTACAATAGTTACTGAATCGGCTGCTGTATAACCATAAGTAAAACTAAATGTCAGAGAAGTTCCTGAATTTGTGTTATTTTGGTTTGCACTAAATATTGTAGTACCATTTCTTTTAACTGAGTAAACTTGGCCAGTTGAAATCGTAGTATCCAATAAAGTAACAATTACTCGATAAATACCAGTTGTATTAATTGTCAATACACCTGTAGTTTGATTATAAGCTGCATCTCCAGAAAAGGGAAATGTATCTTGACCTATCAAAGAATTGAATACGATATCTGAACCTCCATTGACTGGTGTTGTGTTATTGATACCAAATTGGGCTGAATTCTCTCCTGGGCCAGGATAAGTTCCATAAAGTGATACGTGTGCAGCACCAGTATTTCCTGCACCAGTTACTCCTGTTGCACCAGTAACTCCTGTGGCCCCAGTAGCGCCAGTGGGGCCGACAGTACCAGTAGGTCCCGGTGGTCCAGGTTCAGGGCCTGTGGCACCTATAAAATTTCTAGCATAGATCGTATAGTTATTCGGTTGCAGCAATGCTTCGACACTCGACATGTAATTATATACTTAGATCAGATAATTTATAATGAAACATATGTTATATTATATGAAACAAGCCAATTAATAGTATGTGTACTATCATTACCAACAATTCTCACTGAACCATCTCCTGGAAATACTGCATTTACTCCATTACTTGGATTAGTACCTTGGAGAGTATAAATTATTTGTGTTCTAGGATTCAAACTAGAATTATTGATCATATTTCCATTTACATCTGCAGAAAATCCAAAATTAAATATTACACTCGTATAATTTCCATTCGACCATTGACCAGATACAGTTGCTTCAATATAATATGCTGTATTTACTCCACTTGAACCTGGAAATGGATAAAAGTTAACAATAGTTTGCACTGGTCCAGTTGCACCTGTGACAACCGTAGTATATTTCGAATATTTACCAGTTATAATCTCAAGTGCGGCAGTGGATGATGTACTATTCCCAGCTGGACCAGTTGGACCATCAGGACCATTGGGACCTAAACTATTTGGACCAGTGGCACCAGTTTGACCTGTAGCACCAGTTGCTCCAACCGCACCACCTCCATTACCAGTTAAACCGGTTGCTCCAGTAGCACCTGTAGGACCTGTACCTCCAGTTGGTCCAGCACCTGTGGGACCGATCGGACCAGGTTCTGGAGTATAACCATTCAGAGATCGGCAATATATACTAAAATTATTTGGTTGTAATAATGATTCAACTGACGACAATTTATTATATATCTATATGAGATATTAATACGATGGTGTGTAACACATATCCCAAGTTAAGATCCAATTCATTGAAATACCAGAATTTCCACTCTTTATTTGTATTTGTCCACTTCCAACGTTCGTGTAATAAAATACTATACCATAATCTGGACTGGTTCCTGATTGAAAATAATTATTAGTCCAATAGTTACTTATTGATCCTGTATTATCAACATAATAACCGATATAATATGAATAAGCCACAAATCTACCAACTTGTGATGTTGAATTACTCATACCAACTATGTTTAATTTTATCATATAAGTGGAATTATTCCGAGGAATTGGAAGAACCAAAAGACTAACAAATTGATTTGGTGGTGTTAAAACTGTCGAATATGACGAATATAAACCAGTAATTGTTTCAAGATTTGCTTCTGTTATTTGGCCTGAAGGACCAGTTGGACCAGTTGGACCTGTGACACCAAAAGCACCACCTGGTAATCCCGTTATTCCATTTGCACCAGTTGGTCCAGTTGGTCCTGTTACACCAACACCGCCAGTGGGACCCATTGGACCTGTATTTCCTGTTGGACCTTCTGGACCAGTTGGACCTGTTGGACCAACTCCAGTTGGTCCTGGAGGATATGGTTGTCCATTAAACGTGTTACAAAAGAGACTATAATTATTTTCTTGCAAAAGAGCTTCAACACTCGACATGTAATTATACAGTTATATAAGAAATTAAAATGGTGACGTTGTTATTGTATAACATGACTGCCATTGAATTGAATAGTTAGCATCTGATGAATAAACAACTACTTCACCTCCAACTATTAACGGCTGTATTTGATAAGTTGTATAACTTCCTTGATAAAATAATATTCCTGCCATTAAATTAGATGCATTACCGGAAGAATCCACTTGATATGACATATCAATATTATAAATTGTTACATTACCATTTGACCATAATCCAGATATTAAAACATTCACAGTATAAGTAGCTGCCAAACCTGCAGTAGAAACAACAGGCATTACAAGTATAGGTTGTGCAGAACCAGTTGCTGGTGTTATGACTGCATTATATGATTGATATGTTCCAGTTACATTTCGAAGACTGGTAACAGTTATTGCACCAGCTGGTCCTATTGGGCCTGTGCCTCCAGTAAATCCAGTTGGTCCAAAGGCTCCAGTTGGTCCTGTTGCACCTGTTGCTCCAGTTGCGCCAGTATTTCCTGTATTTGGTCCAGTAGCTCCTGTTACACCTGTTGGACCTTTTGGACCTGTTGGACCTGTTGGACCTGTCATGCCGAAATAAACATAAGGATTAGAGTTATTTAACATTCTAGCATAGATACCAAAATTATTTGGTTGGAGTAATGATTCAACCGACGACAATTTATTATACACTAAAATTAGATTTAAATTATAACCGTATAATCTAAAATATTATGTCCACTAATATTATAATTACTATGAATGCATACGACAGAGTTGATTTGCATGATCGAATCATGGACCTTCTAAGGGGTCGAATTAAAATGGGGGCCGGGGTCTCAGCTGGCCGCAAAAGACGTGTAGGCAGACCCCGAGTTGCGAAACGTAGACGTGCTGGTGTTGAAACATTATCAATGGCAGGAGATTATGGCATGGATATGCTTGATGGTGCAGGCAGAAGACGTAGAAAACGCGTTGTTCGCAAACGTGCAGGTGTTCCAGCTGGCGGAAAACGTCGAGTAGGAAGACCACGAGTACATCGTAGAAGAGCCGGAGATGATTGTGGTGGTGATGGTGACTGTGGTGGTGAAGGTATGAGACGCAGACGTGTAGTTCGTAGGCGAAGAGCAGGATCTGGATTAGACGGAGGTGCTAGAAAACGAAGACGTGCAGGTGCCGCTGCATCTCCCTGGGTAGCATACGTAAAAAAGTACGCGAAAGCACATAATATGGATTATGGTGAAGCGATGTCAAAAGCAGGGCCTTCATATCGAAGAATGCACCATTGATTTTTAATTAAATTATCTAATCTATAAGTATATGGATTTACATAATCGTAATATTAGTTTACTAAAAGGGGAACTTGATCCAGCATACTTAGATCGTCCTCGAAATGTTACTGTGTCTGATATTGCATCTGCGCCATCATTTGAAAAATTATTTGAAAGGCCTAATGAATTTACAACTGGTAATTCTGCTAGAGATGCACAATTAGCTGCTGATTTAGATAATAGAATATATAGTCTATTGAAATATAAAGTTGCGCATGAACAACCTAATTTACAACCAAGTAGACGATACATGTCGATGGATGCCATGAGAATGTTAGCCGAAGAACAATCCATTAAACCAGAATTGGAAACTATTAATGCCATTATAAGAAGTCATCCTGAAATACCACATTTACAAAAAGTTAGTTCTGAAATTAGAAAACAACAAAAACCGTATGAAGCTGAAAAAATGCGTCCATTTAAACACGAACCTAATAGAACATCTGATATAACCAGAGCTCTCAAACACGGATTAAAGGAAGCATCAAAAATAAAAGGTAAACGTAAACCCAAATCAAAGAGTAAATCAAAAGGTAAAGGTGGAGTTATATCTCCAGTATATTTTACACTTAATCCCTATAAAATGTCTTTAAATGAAGCTGACCAATATAGTTCAGTTCAAGCACTTTATAATCATGATGATCATCTTGCTGCCCATGGTGGAAATGAACGTCATATCGGACAAATGTTAGAACGAAATCTTGCGGCAGATCCAAATTCACTAAAAGGATTCAACTTTTATGCTAAAAACGTAACGCATAGTATTGATTCTGAATATGATTGGCACCCACATCATCAAAAACTTTCATACAATCCAATAGGTCCCAAATATACTCGTAAATATTAAATTCTTCTATTATTATATATGAAAGTTGATTATAACAATAGAAGACTTATCAAATCATTTTATAATGGTAGACAATTAGTACAAACTAAATCTATACATGATCTTCCAGAAGATGTTTTTGAAGAACTTGTTTTAATATCGTTACCAGGTACAAAAGTAGGTTACACTACGGCTGAACCTTATGGATCTTTTATAAATAGGGCTTCAGAATATTATGGAGATATTGATGCTCAACAACTTTACATTAAATCATCGAGTCTAGAAGAATTAGGTAAAAATGTTGCTAGTGAACTTCAAAAAACAATAAAAAGGATTATCAAAACAAAAGATCATTTCTTTTCAGAAGTAAAAGCTGGAGAGGATGAACGATATAAATTTGATTATGGTAAATTAGAAAATAATCGTTACGAACTATCAAAAGAAATGCATACTATTCCCAAAGAACTACATAGTAAAGGATTATTAAATGACATTGAAATGAAGATTATTGAAAATGTCATTCATAAATCAAATAGAAATGGCAAAGATTATGATGTTGTGTATAATTTATTTAGAGATCATTTTGTTTTGAGATGGAGTGTTGCCGAAATATCCAAAGGATTTAAAATAGTGCATGGACAGAAATTCCCTTTAAATAAAGTGGTATTGGATCACACTGCCCTTAAAATTGATATGTTAGTTATTCTAAATAATAAATTCTTGGAGATCACTAATTATATAGCAATTGGTCTTGCTAGAAATGGTAAGTTTTCCGCAATATCAAATGAAGTAGTTGATGAAATATTATCTAGGAGAGAAGGAAGAATATTAGGATATTATACTCCCGTAAATGTAAATTTAGATGAAATCCGTAAAGTGGCTAAAACTTTGCCTCCTGATATCGAAAATTTATACTATTCCGATTTCCATTATTCACCATTTAAGATAACAAAGCGCTCATTTGCACTACTTAAATACTTATATAAAAATCCAGATGATTTAAATGAACAAAAATATCGAGAAATCAGTTTTGATAGAAATAATGTCGAAAACTTGTTATTCAAATATACAAATGTATTAAAGTCAACAATAGGTATTCTATATTCGATTCGTTCTGAACTCGATGCAATGAAATTAATGTTGGAAAGAAATAATGGTGTTCCAATTGCAAGATTAAATAACAGACTGGATTCGTTGAAAACAAATCTATCTAATGTGTTAGAACTGGGTCATGAAGAATTAGAAATGTTTATTGGCATATTTAAAGATTGTATTGATGTTAAAGATAAGATGAAAAAAATTAAAATACTTGAGGATTTAATCAAAGCATCTAAATTTATCACTAATTTTTGGACTATTAGATATTTTAATATTGAGAATATTAATCCACCGCCATATCCTCTAGTTCCAAGGCAGTTAAAATATGATAAAAATCTTATTAGAAAGCCGGAAGATAATCCTCTAAATCCATTGAAAGTGGCAAAAGAAAAGGCAAGTGGTAAAAAGGGTGGTTTTATCGGTTCATTGGCGAAATCACTGTTTACAAGAATAGCAAACTACTATCGAAGAAACTACTGCAATGGCAAAGCTAGGCCTCTGTATCCTGGCGAATATCATTAC